TTAATGCGTTGGTAGGTGGCTTTGGATCAGGTAAAACATACGCATTTCTACACAAGACATTCATCAATCACATCACAAAGTTTAATAGTCAAGGCTCATCTAATGGGTGGGTTATATACCCAACTAACGAATTAGCAGAAGAATTGTTTGTAGAGCCAATGAGAGATATGTTGGACAGGAATGGAATCAACTATAAATACAACATTCAGAAGCATAAGTTTACCACGCCTTATGGAACAATAAAGATTTACCAGTTGCAGAAACCACAAAGAATCGTAGGTGCTGAACTCACATACATAGGCTTTGATGAATTTGATGTCGAGAGTTGGAAGAACTGCGATATTGCGTATAAGAAAGCGATTGGAAGGATGAGAGGAGCAGAGAATTGTGAGATATACATTGTTACATCTCCTGAAGGTTATCATTACACACATCATCAATTCGTTGAGAACGATAATGATACCAAAGCATTAATACACGGAAAGACAACAGATAATGTTTATTTGCCTGATGCTTATTTGGACTTATTAGAATCTAACTATGATAAGAGTATGCTAAAGGCTTATCGAGATGGGGAGTTTGTAAACATCTCAGCTTTAAGCACTTATTATTCATTTGAAAGGAGCAAAAATGTCAAAAAATGCGAATACGACCGTTCATTACCCCTTTGTGTATCGATCGACTGGAATGTCGATCCAATGTGTGTATGTCTCCTCCAAGAAAAAAGGAATGGGCAAGTGCAAGTGTTCGATGAAGTAATACTCAGTCATCAGGGACAGGGTGATTTAATCTCAGCTAGGATGTGTGCTATAGTTAAAGACAAATATCCAAATAGCCAATATATCGCATATCCTGATGCAAGTGGCTTCCAAAGACACACATCGGCACAATTTTCAGATATAGATATTTTGAAACAACACGGATTCACAGTAAAAGTTCGCAAGACTAATCCTCCTGTGGTGAATAGGGTTAACGCAGTTAATAGATTATTAGCTTTGGACAATAAAATGTTGGAGGGAAAACAACTCATAATAGATCCGAAGTGCAAGACACTAATACAAGACCTTGAAAAGGTAACAAACAAACAAGGCACTAGAGATATAGACAAGTCTAACAAGCTACTCACTCATAGTAGCGATGCACTCGGTTATTACATTTCATTTGAGCATCCCATAATCAAACCAACATTAGGAGCAATAGAGAGATGATACCTGACATAGGAAAACTTTTAGTCCAACAGAGTAAATTTAATGCACAACAGAACGAGAAGAACTTATGGCGTAAAGCTAGAATGTGTGCGAGGCAATTCTACGATGGTAGGAATGAATCATATACGAAAAAATACTTCTCCACATCATTGCTTAACAAAGTTCCAATATCTAATGTGAACTTAACCAAGCGTATTATAGACAGAATAAGCCTAGTGTATATGAAACCACCCAAGCGTGAGTATTCTAATGAGAATGTACCTCTAATGTTCAATGAGAAGGACTTTAAGTTACAAAGAGCAGAGAGAATGACGAATCTGTTAGAGCATATACTTATCAAGCCTACTTGGAGAAATGGTGTGCTTGACTATGATATTATAATGGATTTTGAGCCAATGTTTGGCGATGATCCACTTAGACCAACAGCGTTCACATATCCACTGTCTATCAAATCATCTGTAATGGATGACACTCCTGAATTAACTGCTTATTGGGATGCAGAGCATACATTCATATTTGATGGTAATGGTAGAATACAGGAAGATGCCGAGAACCCTGAACATATCAACCCTTATGGCGTATTGCCTTTTGTTGAGTGTTTTAGAAGTGGGCGACCTGAATATAGTTATTTAGATACATCTCCTGCGAATGACATTGTAGCTACAAACTTAGAAGTATGCGTCAGCGAAACTAATAGCAACGCAAACACTATGTTCCAGTCATTTGGTTATATGTATGTCAATGGTAGCCAAGTGGAGAAAGACACACTCGAAGTAGGGCAGGACAAAATATCCTTTCTCGGAATAGACGGAACAATGAATATTGTATCCCCACCCAACACAGTAGAAGCCCTCGCAAGTTCAATCGAACATTCCTATAAACTTCTCGCACAGAACTATCACCTAGATATATCATTCGTAGAAGGCACGACTGCGATGAGTGGGGTTGCACTCCGAATTAGAGGACAGGAGCTGCAGGACTCAAGAATTTCAGATGTAATTCGTTGGAAGGGCATAGAGCAACAGTTATTTGAAGTAGAATCTATCATCTTAGCAGTTGAATCAGGTGCTAATGCAGGTGAACTGTTAAAGGTAGATTACGAGGAGAATGTTGAGATATTATCAGACGAAGAAAAACGAGCCAAGTGGGATTGGGAATTATCACACGGAATTATCGATGTCGCTGATGTTTTAATGCAGAAAGATGCCGACAGATTCCCTGATAGAGAAACAGCACAGGCATATCTCGAAGAACGAAATGCAAAACCAATAGAAGAAGCCACTCCTAATGGCTCGTTACTAGATGCACTAATTAAACCAGTTGAATAATGGTTAATCAGAACTACATAGATAATATCGCAGAAACAATCGCAAAGCAGACAGAGGCGTTACAAAAAGAAATGGTTAGGGATCTACTCAAACTATCCAAAGATACAAGGTTTAAGTCTATTGATGAGTTCCTGTTAGCCATAGATCAGCTTGATTTGGACAGAATTGTGCGATTAAAGGCACAAAACATAATGCAGGGATATACACTAGCACATACGCAAATTCTTAATGATATGACACTATTTGCAGAAATAACGGAAGAAACATTAAGAGCATTAACAAACTTTAGCACATCTACTTTTGCCGATCATCTTGGATCTATGGGAAATATATTTAAACGAGAACTAATCAAGGGTGCTATATCAGGTGCAACTGAAACAGGTATCTTCCAAGCGATTCAAGAACAGGCAGGGTTATCCAATAGACAGATGAGAACAATGGTAACGACAGGTCTTAATGATTACACTAGAAGTGTTGGGAAGATTATGATGGATAGTGCTGCAAAGAATAAGAGATATAGATATGTAGGTCCTATTGATGGAAAGACTAGAAATGTTTGTTTGGAACTGTGGGGAGCAGGAGAAATGACACAAAAACAAATAGAAAGTGGATCTTGGGGTGCTAGTGTATTGGTTGAGGGTGGTGGATATAATTGTCGCCATGTATTTGTTCCAATAGATGTAGAGGATAAGAGTAAAGATTTCAGGAGAGAAGATGCTTAGTAAGAAATTCTTTGATAGATTGGGAAAGAAAGCATTAAAGATGTATAAATATCATATCTTTGAAAGAGGCATAGATGTTAAGGAAAACAGGTTTAGAGGGTATAGTGAGCCATACGGATCGCTTAAAAGAGCAAACAAACTAAATGGACAATGGGCAGGATCAGCAAATAAGAAAGCACCAATAGTTACAAAAGCATTTTATAATGATTTAATGTTAAAAGGTGCTACGACCAATGGATTTAAATTTGAATGGAACGCAAGAGGTCAGATAGTCAATCATCTAGCAGATATGGGTAGGCTTGTAACTACCGAAAAGAATCCATTACCTAAAGATGTTGGAATAGAAATTGACAGGCAAGTGATAAGAGAAATTAAGAGAACTTTGCCTAAATCTAAATTGCATAAGATTGTATTAGGAAAATAAGTATTTTATTATTATGCGATTTATAACTATAATACATATAAGATTTTGTTACTAAAAACTCACAAAAGAGGACTAAAATGACTGAACAAAATATAAATCAACCCATAGCTGATGACAACAGCGTATCAAACGACAGCACAAAAGCTGAACAAACCAGTCCAAAGACTGTTGCAAATGATAATAATGTTCCACAACATAGATTAGATGAAGTTGTTGCTCAAAGAAACTCATATAGAGATAAACTAAATGAAGTTACAGCACAACAAGAATCTGATCGCAAAAAAGAACTAGAGAAGCAAGGCGAATATAAAACTTTACTAGATGAACAAGGTAAAGAATTAGTAGAAGCTAAAGCAGATCAAATGGCGTGGAATGAATATAAAACCAACAAACGAGCATCTATTATGGAAACAATTACTAATGATGACGATAAGTCTATTGCAGAAGATTTATCACTCGCTAAGTTGGAGAAGTTTGCTTCTAGGGTTACGCAAACTAACGCAGTAGGCACTCCAAATCAAAGACCTGCGAACTCTACAAAGGGAACAGGTGAGATGGGTGGATATGGTTCTTATGCAGAGTGGGCTACTAAAGATCCTAAAGGATATGAAAAAGCTAATGGAACAGTTGGATTAAATAATGTTGGTGGAGAAGCTATTGGCTAAAAAACCTAAAAAACCTAATGATGGTGGACACTCTCCTTTTGGTGTTGATATAGATCCAAGTAAGGATTTAGTTCATAACACAAATGAAGATGGCTCGTGTGAAGCATATTATAAAGGTTCTAAAATTAAATATGACGATTACATAAGTGAACTACAAACGAGAGTACACAGGAACAAACAAGGTAAAGGGTATGATTCAAATTCTATAGGCGTATTTGGTGGGGTTCGTTTTGATAAGAATGGTAAAATACTTAAAAATTAAATTAAAAAGGTAGGACTAAATTATGTATAGATTATTAAATAAGCTGCAAGGTTATACTCAGAATGGTTATGCAGGCAACCATCTTATGATGGCTTTAGCAGATGGTGCTACCAACATAACTGCTTCAGCAACAATAGCAGGTGGTGTTGGTAAAGTATTGGGAGATGCTGTTATAGCTTTCAATAAAGTAAATGTAGTTGCTCCTCTAGTGACACAAAAAATGGGTGTTGCAGGTGCAAAAACTATTGAATTTGCTGATTGGACAGTTGCATCTTATGCAGATGTTGCAGCAGCAACTGAAGCAACAGACACAACAGCACAAGCAATAGCAACAACAGCAAGAACTGCAACCTTATCAGAACACGTAATTCAAATTGATATTTCTGATTTGGCTGAACAAGGATATGGTTCAGGTGGTAGTTTGGGTGGTAATGCAGGTGCAGTAATTGGTAATGCAATAGCAGCTAGATTAGATAGCGACCTTGTGCAATTATTTGCAGCAGGTTCATTAACTAATGATGTAGCAGGTGCAGGAACAACAGTTGATGAGAGTGATATTTTTGAAGCATTAAGACTTCTACACGCTAATCAAGCTCCTGCTCCATTGAATCTTGTTCTTGGTACTCAGCAGGTATGGGGTGCTAAAGGTTTAAGATTAATGATTGGATCACACGCAACACTACCAACAACAACAAACTGGATGGGTAATTCATCAGTTGGGCAAGAGATGGTACAAAGTGGTTTTGTAACTAAACTTGCAGGATTTGATGTTTATTCAACACCTGAAATTGTTGAAGATGGTAATAATGATGAAGCAGGATGTGCCTTTAGTAAAGGTGCTTTTGGATTCGCAGCAGGATCTAAAGGAATAATCTCTATTGAAACAGAGAGAAATGCTTCTAAGCGTGTTACAGAGTATGTTGGTACTGGTGTTTGGGGGGAATGTATGATTAAAGACCTTTGGGCAGTAAGTATTACATCAGATGTTAGTTAATAAATAATGTTAATATAATAGGGGGGTGTAATACCCCCCTCTATTAAACAAGGAGATAACTTATTATGGGTGCTGTATATTATAAAAAACCAAATGGTGAAGTATTTAAATTTGAAAGAGGAAGAATGAAAGAATCCTCATGTGAAGCAAAATATACTTTATGTGATGTAAGTGGAAAAGAAATTAAGAAAGCTGAAAAGAAAGAATCTAAGAAAGCAAAAAAATAATCTACCGAAACAAGAACCTTGTTCATGGTAGCCAAGCCTTAAAGGAGAATAAATTATGGCAGAGACAAGTTTAAAAGGGCGTTCAGTCCAAGAAAAATTAAACTCAATGGATATTGATTTAATTACAATTACTCCCACAATAGAAACTTCAACAATAGATGCTAATGATGTTTTATTTACTACAACAGTTGTTAATAATGCAGTAGCGAAAGAGAATGGAAGATCCATACTGCAATCTATATGCTTAATTGACCAAACAAATACATCGGTAGATGCAGGAGTGCAAATAGATTTAGTATTTACACAAGATGCAACAACTTTAGGTAGTTTAGATGGGGCTGTAAGTGCAGCAGATAGTGTATTAGATGGAATATTGGGAATAGTATCTATTACAAATTATGCTGATATGATTAATGCACAAGTAGCAACTAAAAACAATATCGGATTAGTATTACAATCAGCAACAGATTCTAAAGCAATATATATTGCAGGTATTATTAGAGAAACAGGAACAGCAAGGGCTGCAGATGCTATTGATATTAGACTTGGCATTGTAAAAGACTGATGTTTCCCTCAAGAAGAATAACCTCATGTAGTGGCGACAAATTCAGAGATGAATATTCATTAGCCTTTGATGGGAGTGATGATCATATAAAAATACCATCTATTGTTGACAGCGTACATGATGCTAATTTTTCTTACTTGTTTTGGGCAAAAAGAAATGTAACAGATGCAATACATAATATTTTAGGTGACACAGCAAGTGGTACTAATTACATTAGATTTTCAACTACTGGATTACTTTCAATAGAAACAAATTCATCAGGAGACCAAGCTGATGGAACTTTAGTATCAAATGATACTGGGTGGCATTATTACGCAGTAGTAATTAGTGGTGGAAATGGTACTTGTCAAATGTATCAAGATGGTGTCGCATTAAGTATGACAAATCCTGACTTAGAGGCTGATTTAAAATATAGACGTATTGGTGGACAAGGCTCAGAGGGTACTTCTTCTTCATTTAATGGAAACATATCAGAGATAGCAGTTTATAATATTGCATTAACATCATCACAAGTTGCAACAATATACAATGGTAGAGAACCATATAACCATAAAGAAGGAATAGCTACATCTAATTTACAGGCTTGGTGGCGTATGGGTGATGGCGGGTTAGATAGTCTCTCTGTAATAGGTGATGAAGTTAATTCTACTAGACAATCTAATTTATTAGCTAATCCAACTTTTGATACAAATTATGCTGGTTGGGAATCATATACAGGTACTTCGGAGAACAATGTATTATCACAAGAAACAACTATTGTTCATTCAGGAGGAGGTTCATTAAAAGTAGTATTTTGTGATGATAATGACCAATGGGCTGGAAGAACAACAGCAACTTTAACTGCAGTAGCAAATAAAGTTCTCCTTCTGGAAGGTTGGGTTTATATTCCTTCAGGAAGTTATAATGGTGGAGATGTGGATTTAACAGATGGTAGTGGTCTGACTGGTGCTTCAACTGAAGTAAAAATTAAAGCATCTGCATCTATTACAGATACTTGGCAATTTATGAGAACTCTTGCTATTCCAGTAAGTGGGGATGTATCATTCCAAATGTACCTGCATATATCTGATACTGCCCCTAGTGAAAATGATATTTTATATTATGATGATATAAGTGTGCGTGTGATTAATGGTAATGCAGGGATAATGACAAATATGAGTGCAGATGATTTTGTAGGAGATACACCTTAATGGCTTTTGAAAATAGAAAATGGATAATAATAAATGTATCTGATATAACACCTGAAATGATTGCAAGTGCTATCCAAACAAGTATGGATACATTAAGAAAGACTTTAGATGACAATAAAGCTATACTTAAATGGGATGGTGATACCCCTAGTTGCTTTGATGGCATGACTACATACAATCATAGTGAGATATTAGAAGAATTATCTACAAGCGAATGGACATCAGATGCCTAGATTTGGTAAGAGATCCAAAGAACGATTAGAATCTTGTAATAGTGATTTAAGGATGGTATTTAATGAAGTTATTAAATCGGTGGATTGCACAATACTCGAAGGTCATAGAGGAAAAGAACGACAAAATCAGTTGTTCGATGAAGGAAAAACTAAAGTTCTTCATCCTAATGGTAGGCACAACGATTATCCTAGCAATGCTGTGGACTGCGTTCCGTATCCAGTAGATTGGGAAGATAGAGAGAGAATGACACTCTTTGCGGGTTATGTGCTTGGTGTAGCAAATCAAATGGGCATTACTCTAAGGTGGGGCGGAGATTGGGATCAAGATTTTGAAGTTCAAGACAATAAGTTTGATGATTTTCCACACTTTGAGGTAAAAAAATGATTGACAAGAAAATATCACTCGGAACAGTAATTACAATATGCACGATTCTAGGCACTTTTATTTATACACAAGGTCAAGTATCAAGCAGGATAGAAGCTGTTGTAGATGACACCGAATCACACTCAATAAAGATAAATAAGAACTCTGATAAGAT